CAAGCCGAGCCTCGCCTGCGATGCCGGACCTTGCCTCGCGTGGCCAAGCCACGCCTGCGATGCCTCGCCTCGCCTCGCCGGGCCGGGCCAAGCCGAGCCTCGCCTGCGATGCCGAGCCTTGCCGGGCCCAGCCATGCCAGGCCACGCCGCGCCAAGCCGTGCCTGCGGTGCCGGGCCTTGCCGAGCCTCGCCATGCCAAGCCCGCGAAGGCTGGCAAATCATCGGCTTGACTGGCGTTTAGCATTGGCTTGCGGTTGGTGAGTGTTAGGCGAGCTTGAAGGTTCCCCAGCCCATTCCGGCGCTCATTTTTGAGTCCGGCCTGCCTTCACCGATCCCGACTTGCGCTCCCACTCGAGTCATGAGGTTTGCTGCGTCTGTCGCAGTGAATTGGTCAGCATCGTATTGCACGCGAACCACTGCCGACCAAGGCCAGAACTTCGCCCGAACGCGCAAGTCGCAGACTCCGGTTGCGTTGCGAGCGTGCATTAGGTGCGATTCAGGCTCGCCTTCGATCTTGATAAGCGGAACGCCGTCCACCTTGTCGAACCCATCCGGCAGGATGAAAACCGACAGCTTTGCCAGCGTCATTTTAAAGCCCACCAGGCGACAAGCTGAAATCATGCCGTTTCGGAATGCGCTCGCCGGGATGCCGTTCCATCCATCATCTGAGATGTGCTGCGCGCCGACGAAATCAGCGTGGAAGTCGCGAGCTTCTTTCGCCTTTTTCTTGTTGGCTTGGCTCCCGGCTTCGTGTTTGTCCCTCATTGCGTTGATGGCTTTTTCCGAGAACCGCAACTGGATATACGGCGCGGTGCCGACGATTTGGAACTCCGCCGTATGGATGCGCGGTGCCGTGATTGATACGTTTTCTATTTGTTGTTTTGCTTTCGTGCTCATGTTTATATTTGGTTGGTGTTTTGTTTTGTCTGGGAGAATGCGGCGGATTTTATACCCCGGCCCGCCAACCGGTTTTTGCTATGCCGCGCCGCGCCGTGCCGCGCCGGGCCAGGCCTTGCCTGCGATGCCGAGCCAGTCCCAGCCGAGCCGCGCCGGGCCTTGCCTGCGGTGCCGCGCCCAGCCGAGCCTCGCCGGGCCTTGCCTGCGGTGCCGCGCCCAGCCGAGCCGCGCCGGGCCTTGCCTGCGATGCCGTGCCGAGTCGTGCCGCGCCGCGCCATGCCGCTCCTAGCCTGCGGTGCCTTGTCTGGCCGTAGCTTGCCAAGTCTCGCGATTCCTGCGGTGCTGGTCATGGTTTGGTATTGGTGAGAGTAAACCGGCTTCGTTTGTTCGCTTCGCGAGGATCGAATTTAACCCGAGTTGCCACCTCGGGAACCGGTGGGGAGATTATCTTTGCCAGATGGCGCTGGCAACGGAGGCGACCAGTCGGCCAAAGTTCTCGGCGCTGATTTCGATTTTCGTATCCGTGCCGAGCTGAATAATGATCCCGGCTGGACCGTTGGTTGCGCTTATGTCGGTGACGACTTGCTCGGTCCCGACTGTTAAAAATACTTTGTCTTTCATGGTTGGTTGTGGTTGGTGATTATTTTGCCGCTACCGCAAGCAGGCGCATCGTTTCCGTGATTTCCTCCGCTGCTTCCGCTGGCGATACGTCGCCAGCCAGAATTGCTTGCTCAAGCCTTAGCATTGCGGCGGCGGCGACAGTGAGCGAAACTGCTAGGTCTTTTACTCGTTGGGCGGTCATGGTGTCGGCGGTCATGGTTAGTGGTGGTTGGAGCTTGACTGTCCATCCAGCAGCTAGGCTGCGGAGTTCGTCTCCCTCGTGGACAATGTCTTGCGCGACATGCTCAGTGCGACCGATGACGTAGCGGCTATCGTATTCGCTGTCGCTTGGCTCGCTGATGAGCAGGACGGTAAGGCCGGTGCATTCGACAATACCATCGCCGCCAATGACTGTTGCGTTGGTGCTAATTGTTTTGATGATTGCGGATTGGATGTTTTTCATGGTGTCGTTTGGTTGGCGTTGATTGAGGTTGCCGGGGTCGAACCGGCGGGATGGTTAGATGTGAGAAACCACGATTTGAGGATCAACCCCAGAGGTTTGGATAAGCTTGCCGTCAACCAGGTCGAAGCCTTGCGTTTCGGGAAGCGCGAAATCAGCAAAAAACTCATTATGAGCTTTGACGAGTTCGGTGATTTGTTCGTTGGTAAGGTTGGTGCGGTTGGTGATCGTTGTCATTGTTTTGGTTGGTTATCGCTGCCGTCACTGGCAACGGCGACAAGTTACCAAATCGGCCCGACTTCGCAAGAAAAATCTTTCTAATCGGAAATTTATTTTTGATTTCCTTATACCTACAAGGGAAAATCGCCTATCCGTTAGGCAAAAAACCCGCCTCCTATGGTGGGGAAGCGGGTTTGATTGCGGTTATTTGACTGTTATCATAAAAAATCATCGTCAGCCAATTCCAGTGTTCCGTCTGGATTGATTGAAATAATCTTCATTCCGGATGATGCGTAGTTGGCAATCCAAACTGGCGTATTACGCCCCATCTGGAAGTCGCCGCCTTTGTATCCTTGGAACACTTCACCCATGCATGCACGCGCCATTTCAAGCGCATTTCCTGCCGTTGTCTTTTCTTCCGTCCTCTCGAAAGCAAGATCGGTGTAGTAACCTCGATAGCTGTGAGGCTCATTGAATCCGTCTAGCTCGGTTTCTTTTGGCAATGCAGCTAATGCGTCGATAAGTTTTCCGAGTGTCATTTGTGACCCGGCTCTTTCTTTCTGCAATTTTGCAGACAATTCGTCTAATATTGCTTGAATGCTCATTTTTTTCTGTGGTTATGGTTACGCGTCAAACACGTCATCTGCTGGCTTGGCTTCTGCCGCCGTGGCTGGTGGTTCCGGCTCCGGTGGCGTGTCAGTCGCCGGAGTTGGCTTGCGCGCCCGCGTGGACGGAGTGGCAGCGGTTGCCGGGGTGTCGAGAATATCCGACGACTCGCGCTCGACCTTGACGCCTCCGAACCAGTCACCGGCCTTAGACATGCCGGTCTTGAGGCTGTTGATGACACCGCGCATGTCGGAAAATTCCTCTGGCAAAACCGAATCCAGCGAATGACCTAACCGCGACTCGATCATAGCCGGAGTCACTCCCAACTTGGAAAACGCGGCAAGCATTTTCCGCACCCGGTCTGCAATCGGCTCCTCGCTGTTACCGGCCAAGGTCCGCTTGCATTCGTTCTCGGCGTCCCTAACCAAGTCATGCGGCAAGATTGCCTCAATGCAAGCGCGCAAGCGTCTCCCGCCTTGGTTGGCGGTCAGTTCGTAAATTTCCTGCTCACTTGATAGAGCGTAACCGCCGCCCTTGGTATCGCGCCAATGCTTGACTGAAAAGTTGCGAAGCGCCTTCGTGTTAGTTTGGAGATCCCACGCGAAAGCCTGCATTTCTGACACTCCGTTTGACCGGCTCAATTCGCGCACTCCATATTCGATATTGCCCCACACTCGGGCCAACTCTTCAACGAGACGAATGGTTGGCCCGCTTGCGGATTCTTTTCCGCGCGGCACGGTGTAAATCGCTTCTTCCGCCAACCCTGGGCGGCGACAGGCGTTCATCGCATCATCGTAGGCTTTGGCTTGGTTGCGAGGGAATCGTTGCGCGATCACAAGCGAGCCCTGCGCCTCCGCAACCGCGCGGGATGATTCGATTTCGACGGTCCCGGCGTTGACGTGTTCGGCCAGTTGGCGGGCGAATGGATTTACCGGCGATGCCGGGGTGGATAGTTCGGTGTTCATGGTTGGCGTTTTGTTAGGTTTCCAATCCTGCAAGCGTCGAGTGTTTCGCGTCGCATGTTCGGGTGATTGTTGGCGTATGCTTCAAGCTCGGCACGGTTGGCAATTGGCGATTCCATCTTGCGCTGGATGTCGCGTGTTGGTCCGTCCATCGGGTATTGTTTTGGTCGTTTCATGGTTGGTTATTGGTTGGATTCTAGGATTTCGCGGACGCGGATGATGGTTCCTGTGCAATTTTTCAGCTTTTCACCAGGCGGTGAAATGCAGCAAGCGATGTCTCCGGTGTAGTGGTCGTGGTCATGGATTCCTATTTCCCACTCCCTCGGCTTTGGCGGTTCGGGTTTGCGGCGGTATTGCTTTCGTGGCATCCATGATGGGTGATCTAGGCATTGCCGCCAAATATCCGTATTTATACCCATGTGCTCCCACCGCTCCCACGGCTCGTCAGTTTCCATTGCATCCTTGGCGTATTCCGCCATCAATTCAGCGTGTTTGTGTTTCATGTTTGGTTGGTGTTACGCCCATTTGGGCAGGTCTATTTCTGTGACTCCGCGCGTTAAACCCGGCCACTCGCCGGTTTCCAGACACCGCGCGTAGGTGTCCAAATCTCTCTGATATTCCATCCTGCCGCGTGCGATCATGGAAGCGGTCGCGACGTAGCATGCGGATAGGTATGGAGGATCCTTTTCTATCGCCAGAAACATGAAGCCGCGTGGGACATGCCCTAACGCCTCCGCGTATCCATCCGCGTAAAACGCCGCTTGGACGTGGTATCGGAAACTTGCAATCGACTTCGAGAACGCATCCGGTGCGGCGTCTCTGGTGGTTTTCAGGTCGAGAATCACGCCATTGGTTAGAATCGCGTCCGGCCGGCACCGGCAGTCGATGCCGTTGGCTTGGAAAAATATGGACGTTTCGACAATCTCGATCATCGCAAGCGCCTTGCGCGCCACTGGGTCAGCCCATGCGGCGTCGCGGGTTGCCGTGAGTTCTTCGTGCTCATCCGCCGTGATTGGTTCGCGGTCGCCAACACTCATTACAAATGCCGCGTAGTCCTCTTTTCCTTGCTTCGTGCGGCGGTCAATCGCTGGCATGATTGCCACGCTGTCGGCGAGTTTCTCCGGCTCCAAAATCGCCGTATGCACAAGTGACCCCCACCGCATCGCATCCGTGCGCGGAGTAGGGTTGTCGCGGCGGTATTTGTAGAGCGCTGGCGCGCGGGCGATTAGGTCAAGACCGGATTTCGATATTGCCGGGTTGGCGTGGTAGCCGGCGTTGGGTAGGTCGTGTATGATTTGGGTCATGGCGCGATCCTTTCCAGTTCAGTTAGTTTTTCACGGTGAGATTTTGCTATTCTCCTGCGTGAGCATTCACATTCAATTGAGCAGTGGATTTCGCTCTCGTAATCTGATAGGATTTTTTCAGCAAGAGTTGCCAGCTTGTCGCGTTGCATGATTGCTTCGTTGCGCTCTCTTGCGATGCCTCTAACAAACTCGGCAATTCCTCCATTTGGATGCAAGTTGGTTTGATTTTCGATGTATGTATCAACGTCTGGCGTGTCACTCATGGCTTACCTCCGATCCGGTAGGCAATGATGTCAGACGGAATGCCGTAATGCGCCCAACTTATATTTGTCCCGTTGTATTCACACGGCGGAGAAAATGACCCGTCTCGGTATTTTACTGCGACCACGTCTCCGCGATCAACAGGCGGAGCGTCGCCATGCCAAGGAATCCACTCCGGTTCCGCGTGCGGATTGCATCGTGGACATGGTGTGTTCATCACGTCGTCATCCGGTTCTTTCCCGTGGAGCATTCCGCATCCACCGCAGTATTCGCAGCTTTGCTCCGCTGGTTTGCGGGCGGCTATCATGGCGTCGGCGTATTTGTAAGCCCACTCTCCGCCATGCGTGGGCGAGTCCTCCCATTCGCTTGCGAGCATCCCCTGCAAAGCCATCCCGGCGAACCAGTCTCGCAAGCTCATTCCCCGTTGTGCGTCCTGCCCGAAGTTATCGCTTGGATAAGCAGGCCCGCCGTCATTAATGCGCGATTCCGCGCTGTGTTTTTCGTTTGTCATGTGTTTATTTGGTTGGTGGTTGCGCGGGCGGGAGTCGAACCCGCTTGGCCAGCTTATGAGGCTGGAGGCTTGCCATTCGCCCTCCACGCGTTTTGTTTGTCGCTTGGTTGGTGGCCGCCGCTCTCAGGATTTGCCGTCACAAAGAGCAGCGGCGGGTCACCAACCAGATGACGGCGCAAGATTGCCCGATTTCGGGCGGTTGGCAAGAATTATTTTCTAGCTGTTAGGTTAGACCCGAAATTCGATGAAATCCCGAACATCCAGCGCGTTTCGGCGGCGTTTATGCACGCCGTCCCCTTCGCGACTCCCACCGGGATTGGTGTTGCCCTCCACGGTGGCGAAATACCCGCGGCTGTCAGGCTTGGAAATCGCGATCCCGCAATGGCTGGTTGAGCGCAGCGAGAAGATGCCAACGGCGACGCCAGGGTGGCCCCGGTGGGTCTTTGTGCTGTTGTCTTGGTCAAGGCTCCACTCGTCAAATCCATACGCAGCAGCGGTGCGTGGCGCGGCGAACGTGAGGAGCTTGCCGGTGGCGGCGTAGTGATGTCTCATGGCCTCGCGTATGACCCAACAAACAAACGCCGCGCACCATGGCCACGGCTTGTCGGCTGGTAGAGATGTGGCTGATTTGTACTCGTTGACCCGCTTCCCGCAATTCGTGGTTTCCTCGCGCACGCCAACCTCGGCGAGCGCAACGGCTTTGATTCGTTCGGATAGGGTCATTTTGCCGAGCGGATAACTTTTGCCAACCCGTCGCCGTCAAGCGTCGCCGAGCGATTCCCGGCGTCGTCCCATGTGATAGAGCAAGCGGTTAGAGATAGCGCGAGCAAGGCCAGTGCGATTGTGTATGCGATGCGTGTTTTCATGGCGCGATTCTTGGAAAGCTTCGTTGGGTCCAATGGCAGTCAGGATGACCGCAACCTCTCGATAGGCGGTCGACGTCGTCTTGTAGTTTGGTGATTGTGGTTTGCTGGTTGGATATGATTGTATCTTGTGCTGTTAGTCGCTCCTTGACGAACGCCCACATGATCCCGGCAAGCCCGGTAATCGCCCCTGCCATGCCGCCAATCGCGGCTAGCACCCATCCAATTTCAATTTGCATCATTCGCTGGTTCTGTTGGTTGTTCTGGTTCTGGTTGCGGAAGGTCAATCACTCCGAACGTCTCACCGTCAAAAGTGATGGCGCGGAATTGTTCGGCTAGCTTTGTTTCTAGCGGGCGGATGTCCACTTGGCGCGGCGTCGATGGTTCGCGGTTGCTTGCCTTTGCCAGCACGGTTTCGGCAGATTTCGCAAGCTCGTTGACCGTCTGCCCGTGCATAAGATGCAATGTTTTCAGCGCCTCCATTTCGGTAGGTCCGATCAGGTTCCCGAACGCGGCCAGGTCATCGTTGCCGAGTCTTGTTAGGTTACCTGTGATCGCGTCGAGGCGTCTGGTTGCGGCTTCGTAATCACCAGCCAATCCACGAATCTCGGCAAGGATGTTCGCGGCGGTGATGGCGGCAGGATCTAGGGTGAGTCCGTTCATAGAGCGTCGAGGTAATCGGTAATGGTTTCGCGTTGTAGCGTGGTTAGCGATGTTTTGCAGAAAAGAATAGCTTTCCTCGTCTCCCCAACGGATGGGTATATATATGCCGCTCCGTTTTTGATTGCGCTAATGTTGACGATTGAGTTTGCGGACCACCCAAGCGACGACGGGGCAAAGTTAAGGCTTCCGCTTTGGGGAGAGCAATCGGTGGTGTTGGACTTTGAAAACCAAATATCGGTCCCTGACGCGACCAGTCTAAAGACAATTTGTAAATCTTGGACTGCTGACCAAGCATCTGTTATACCGAATCTTGTGGGTGATGCGTTATTTAGATTGATCCCTGTCGTTTCTCCGGTTATTGCAGATGATCCAGCGTTAAGAAATAGCGCGCGGGGGATTGAATTGTCTCCTATGGAAATGTATCCTATCCGATTGTTCTCGGCTAAGCTCGCTGCCGATGTGATTGACCTTGAAAAAACATAAAGTTCGCTTAGCAATTCAATCCCTGTCCCGTCCCACGTTCCGCGATCATCGGTTGCGTCAAATGCGCGGCCCGCCGTTGTCGGATTGGCCACGCTGCCAAAAAGCGCAATATCGTTGGAGGTCCATCCGCCAAGACCTTTTACCGATGTTCCTGTAGCGTAGTTCTGCGTGGACTTGAACGGGAAGAATCGGCAGCTAGTCCAGAGCGACTGCGCTTTTAGGTATAGCGCAAGCGCATTCATTGTGGTCGTGTCAGTCGCTCCGGTCGCAAGCACAAACGCATCCACATCCGAGTCAAGATTTGCCCACACCTCAGTCGAGCCAAGATAGATTTTGGAAACCTGAGTGGCCCCGAGTTTCGCGCTACTGATTGACGTTGCCCCGAGCTTGATCATGTAACGACGTAGAGCGTGGTTGAGTTCGGGGTGATCGCTGCGTATTCGGCAGCGGTGAGACTCACCATGTTTGTGATGGCGTCGGCTCCGGTGATGCCGGTTGGATCGCTGGCAGGCACGTCGAGTGCGTCGCGTAACGCGGCCTTGGCATTGGTACCGAAAGTGAATGTTGCCACTGTCGAAATCAACGACATGGAAACAACCTCGTCACCTGTTCCAAAAACAAGCGCGTTAGACTGCCCGCCAAGGTCGGACGTAAAAGCAATGGTGCCGCCTTTGTTGGGCAATTGCACGTCGTGATTGCCGTCAACGTTGTCGGCGAAAATATTGAGAACTCCAGAAACGCCGCCCGTAAACGATAGTGCCCCGAACTGCTCGATGGTGATTTCGGTTTGTGGCGGATGCGTATGATTCCCCGCCGCCGAATCGGTTGCTCCGGTTCCGATCTTGCGTATTGAGGCGGTAGCGGCAGCTTGTGGCGTTTCCAGAATCGCCGGGTAATCCGACAGGCTCGCAACCTGCGAGACATAGCTTGTCAGCGCCGTGCCGCCTCCAGCCACGCGGTAGCGAGCCCAGCGGGTCTTGACGCTGTTGTAAATCCACTGGATGCCGTTGGGGTCGGTCCACGGGGTGAAGCTGTATCCTGCTGGATCGGGGAAGGTGATCATATTACAATAACTCCTGCCTTTTGAAATTCAAAGATTCCGGTCCCGCGTGCCGGGGTGATCATAAACCAGATTTGAGTTGTGCCAGCAGGGACCGTGAAAGCGTCGCAGTAGATCGTGGCGTCATACTCGCTCAGCGGTTGCAAATCGTACTGCCAGTTGGTCGCGGCGTTGTAGGTCCAAGGAGTCGCAGCGCCAACGCATTGCACGGAGATTCCGACGCCTGATAGGTTCTGTCCGGCAGGGATGCGGATGCGGGCGGTGGGGCGAACTTGCTGCCCGATCAGCGCGGTAACTGCCCCGCCAGTAGCGGCGGCATAGACCCCTTCAGTCGCAAATGACCCGCGATAGGTTCGCTCAGTGGTGATCTCAATTCGCTGCCATACGCCGTCTGCGTCGGTGACTTTTGATGCCGTGTAAGCCCCTCCACCAACCGAGTCGATGAACTGCTGTGTCCAGCTTGTTGCAAGTCCGGTCCCGCCAGCAACGTATGGGTTTGGCGTCACCCACGACGGGCTGCCGTCTGTGGGAATGGTTGGTGGTGTGCCGGTGTAGTATGGCGCGAGGAAAGTTTTCAAATCGTTGGCAAACCGCAAGGACAGGTCCGCGCCGTAGTGGATGCCATCAGGCCCGATTGGCCCATCAACAGGGCGGAAGTTATCTGGATACTCTGAGTCGGCTGCGAAGCCAGTAAGCTCATCCTTCACCACCAAGTCATCCCACTGGCGATAGCTCCACAGGCCGTCGGATTCCCACGCGGCACGAAGTCCAGCGTTCACCGCAATGATGCGGTCCCGAATCGCTTCGGAGTTATGGGCGCTCGCCCGTTGGCATAAGTCGGTTCCGATAACTGGCTTGCCAGTAGCGACCAGTAAGGCCCACACCGCGCGGACGCGGGCGATGGTTGTCGGCACGTCTTGGTCGGACACGTCATTAGTTCCGATGCTGGCAATGAAGAAATCAGACTCGGCGGCGATCGCGTCATCAATCGGAATGAGCGATCCATAAACCGCATCCCCGTTGACCATCTTATAAGCTGTGATGCCAGTATATCCATGATCACGGTCAAACAGCGTCCCAACCTTGTAGGTGTTCGCCTCCGTTGGCCCGACTCCGACAACTTGTCGGTTTGTGACCTGTTCAAGCAATGCGCCCCACGCCCGCTGATCGTAGCAAACTGCGTTCTGGCCGGTGGGGTAACTAACGTTGGTGGTTCGGTCAGTGTTGGAATCACCAACCAGCGCAACGCGGTAGAGCGGTGGCACCGTCACGCCTTCCTCATGGCTCACTTGCACCCACACCCCATCAGGGGGCGTTCCGTGCCATTGGTTGAGCGTGCCGTCAGTTAGGTCATACCAAAGCGGATGCTCGGCAGGGTCGGGGGCGGTGGCGGATTGGTAGGCTTCGCCGTTGGTTCCGTCTTCGCCGTCGAGTCCAGCGGGGCCGGTAAGGATCTCTGCCGTCACTTCGATTGTCGGCGCGTTCTGGATCTCCACTGTGATTTCTTCTATCATTGCGGCTGGGTTACAGTGTTGGTGATGGTGAAGCGCCCGGCGATGCTTGGCGGCCAGCGGTTGCCGTCTGCATCCTGCAAGATTAGATCCCACTCGGCGACCATCGGGCAAAGATCCTTCGTGATGGCGAAGTCGATTTCAGGGATGGTGATGAGCCCAACTGCGTCGTCGGCTTCGATCACCGGAGAGAGGTCGATCACGATTTCTCCGTAGGTCTTGAGTTCGTTGCGCTGGGTGGCAATTTTCCGCACCTCGGCAAATGCTGAGAACCCGGACAGCGGGTAAGGCTCGCCTCCGCTGGTGCATGTCAGCAGCACGGGACCGAACGTGCAGCGGGTCGAAAGCGTTAGATTTACAGGGGCGGCCATTGGTTAGAGTGCGGAGTGTGAGATTTTGCGCCATGTCGGGATTCCGGCAGTGACAGCGGACACGACGTAAAGATCAGTCGCGTCAACTCGCTGTGTGCCGATGCGGCCATCTGCCGGGATGGTGATTGCAACCACTGGTGTTCCGGTCGCTGGCGCTGTTGGCTTCCACGCGTGCGGGTTGGTGGTGGTGTGCCAAGCTCCGGTAGGAACGAGGTCGGGCCGCTCAACATCGGCTGTGCTGGTCCAGAAATCAGGGCCGTTTGTGATTGCCCAATTCAAAAATACCCCGCCTCCGTCATAAGCGGCAGCGATGATAGTAGCTGGTGAAACGTTAGAAAACTCCGGCCTCCCGTCAAACGCATCAGCACCAACGAATGCAGCGTTGGCGAACGTGACCGGCGTGCTGCCGTCGCTGGTCAGCGTGCCTGTGACGGTGGCATAAGCGACCGTTGGCGTGCCGCTGCTGATACCTGTCGGGCCGCTCTCGTCTCCGCGCACAACGTCATTGTGGACGCGGAAACGGAAGGTCTTTGAACTGGTCGGTTCACCGCTGCCGACCTTCCACGTAAATTCAGCCATGAGGTCAACGTATGCCGGATCGTCGGACTCGTCACCGTTTATGAGGAACAGCGCGTTCAACTCGGCGGTGTTAAATGATGGGCTCGCCTCATAGTTGTCGCCAACCAGCGCAAAGGAGCCATCGAGCACAACGGCGTCGGAATCATACTCTCCTTCAGGCTTTGCCCCGAAGGTCAGCACGGCGAAAACATCGAGGTCTTCGGCGACGCCATCGCGCAGGAAGGTCACCACAAAAGGCGATGCGTCGCCGCGCTTCCCGTCCACCTGATACACCTCGCGATTGTCCGCTGCGGACGTGACGAGCTTTAGCGTGTCGAGGTCGATGAAGAATTGCATGGTGTCGTTAGGTGGTGGATTGTCAAACCGATGGCTCGGGGCGAATGACGGCGATCAGTTGCCGGGTCAGGTCGTTCGCTTCGCGTTGCAGGTCGGCGGTCTGGCGGGCGTAGTCTAAGCCGGAAGATACCGCGCCGCCGCCTCCGCCGATGCGCTGCATGGAGGTTGCTGCGCCAACGGTCGATTCAAATTGTCGGTTGGCGTTTTGCCCGAGCACGCCGTCGAGCTTCCCGCGTAAAATGTCCTCTGTCTTTTTGCGCTCAGCCTCTGCTTTCTCTTTTGCCTTGTCGGCGGCGTCTGCCTTGGTTTCAGCGTCCACCTTTGCGGTAGCTGGTCCCCGCGCCTCAGTGGCGGTAAAGCCAGCAGCCTCAAGCCGGGCGATCTCTTCGCGGATCCTCTTCTCTCGCTCTAACGCTTCCAGCTGCTTTGCGTCGCCAGCCAGGCGGGCGGATAGGATCGCGGATTCCATATTGTATTCTGCCTGCGCTGCGGATCGTGACTTGGCTTTTTCGTCTGCCGCCTTCTTGTCTGCCTCCGCTTTCTTCTCCGCTGCTTTGGCGGCATTTTCGGAAAGCTTCGATTCTTTCTCAGCGTCCTTCACCGCCTTGGCCGTGGCGGCGTCTGTGGCTGCCGTGGCGGCGTTCTTTCGGCGCTCGCTTTCTTTTGTCCTATCGCTCTTCCCGTCGTTGCTCTTAGCCCATTCCTGCGCCATGGCAAGGCCCGCCGCTTGGTCGTCTGCGGTGATTGCGCTGCCGCCTCCGCTGGTCCATTCCATTAGCTTTTTCACGGCTTGGAATACTGGTAAATATTCTGCGATTCCGGCCATGCGGTCGGCCCATTTTGCTGTCTCTTCCGCCGCGATTCCGATAGCTGTTCCGACCGTTTGAAAGTCTGTTTGGTCGAGCCATTCTGAAAGCTCTTCCAGCCTCGGCAGCAAAGCGACCGCTACCTCTGCGCCGATTTGCAACACCTTGGTTTCCAGCAGCCCGAAAGAATCCGAAACGGCATCGAGCCGAACTGCGTTATCGGCCAGCGTTTGCCCAAGCCCACCGACCTGCTTTGCGGCGGTTTGAAAAGCCCTTGGATCAGTCATTGTAACCAGCATTTCACCGCCGTTTTTTCCGAATAACTCCATGGCGATGGACGCTCTCTTGGCGGGGTCTTCGATGGCTGCGATGGTTTCACTAATCCGCTGGAATGCCGCCACCGGGTCAAGCCCGATCAGCTCGTTGATGGATAGCCCTAACCGCTCAAATGCCTTGTTTGTCGGCTCGCCTTCCTCATTCAATCCTGCGAGCGCCTTCTGCATTTTGTTGAGCGCGACAGGGACTTGTGATGCCGCCATTCCCGCATTTTCGAATGCGCGTTGCATGATTACCAGCCCCTTGCCCTCTGCTCCGGTGCGGGCCATGACGTCGGACAATTCTCCGCCTGCGTCAGCCGCTCTCTTTACCGCTGCTGTGACCCCTGCAAACGCGGCAGCGCCTGCGGCAGCGACACCGGCAAACATTGCCTTTGCCATAGTCCCGCCGAAAGCCGACTTGATAGAGTTGGCGGTTTTGTTGGCGCGGTTCTTTAGCTCGTCGAGCTTGGTGAAGTTGCCTCCGATGGTAATTGAAATTCCGGCCATGTCATTCTGCGGTTGTCAAAGATTTCGCCGTCATGATATGAGATAGCGCCTCATTCATGTGGCGGTCTTCGTATGTTTCACCCGCCACTTCAAGCCCTTGCCCCCACGCATGGCATGCGTTCAAGGCGAAGATTTGGACAAGCGGAATGTCGTGGATAACCACGTCCGGCAGCCAGCCGTAAGTTGCGCAAGCCGACGAGATAGAGTTGAGCCACCATCCGAAACCACCGTTTTTTTTTGAGCGCCCGGTGTCGGTGATTCCATGGCCAGCGCCGTTGCACGTGACCGCATCCAATGTGCAACCATGTCGTTGCCGAGTTTGGGGATGTCAGCGCTCGGAATCGTGTCGATGAAGATGAAGAAATCAGCCTCAAACGTGCCGCCTGCGATCATGGCGAACACTTCGCGAGATGGGCGAGAGAATACGAACAGCGCCATTAGAACATCGACGTCTTCCCACTTGGTGCCGGTGGCGAGTGGGTGCCCGAGTTGGGCAAGCGCAAGCTCATGGCCTGCTGTTAGTGGCACAAGTCGCTTGCCAAGATGGGTCGCGACTTTGGGAAGGAATGCCTCAAGGACCGTTGTTGGAGTCTTGCCGTCAACCGCCTCCATGGCGGCAGCAATGTCGGCTAGGTCTGGCAGCGAATCGTTTTTTGCGTCCATCGGTTAGGCGTCGGCAGCCATTGCCGGGTAATGGGTCGCAGAGACGCTGATTTTTTTGACCGCATTGTTGGCGTAATCGACTTTGCTGTCGTCAACGAAGGTGCGGCCCGTGGCGAATGTCACGCCGTCGAGCGCTAGCAAGCCGGTAACTTCCAGCCCCTTGGCTGGCAAAACCGAAGTCGCCACAGCATTGATCGAAAGAGTCACCTTGTTTTCGGCTGCGCTGTCGATGCGGGTCACAATGTCGTTATCACCATCGCTCACCGTGTCGGTAGCGCCGCCTAGCGCAATTCCGTAATCCGCCACGACTCCGGCGGTGACGAATTTCAACACCTCGGTATTGACCCCGGCGGGGACACCGAACACCACTTGGACGCCTTTAACTGCTGCTGCCATGCCTACGCGGCGGGTGTCAAACTTCCGCAGCTGGCGCGACTATGGCGTGGAAGCCTGCGATGTGTTGCCAGCGAGTTTCAACGATAGATGCATCGGTGGTCATGCGGTCGAGCGTTGACCATGCGAGCGTTGCGGCGGATGCCGTGAAAAGCCCGTCAGGGTCTTCCAGCGTGGCGAAAAATGCGGCTGCTTGTGCCTCTGCGGTTTCTGCGGTGGTGGTGTCGGCATCGTGAAAAACTCCGATCAGGATATTCAGATCCCAAACCTCAGCATCGCCGGGAAACATCTGCTCGCCGCTGCCGATTCTAACGACGGCGTAGGGCGGAGCCATTTCTTCCTCGCTAGATTCTGGATGGATAGCGACCGGGCCGGTGTAGGTGGCGGCGAGGTAGCTGCAAAGCTCAGAGACGACGGTTGCGCGGATCATTCAAGCGGCGGTAAGTCAACGGCCCATCCGGCGCTCAGCGGCGTCGGCTCTTTTTTTCAGGATCGACTCCATCGCAACATAAATCCCGCGCTCTCGTCTGGAGATTGATATTCTAACCCGAGCATCCATGCTGGCGGGAAACCATGCCTGTGAGTTATAGATTCGGATTCCGATTTTCGGGCCGGTGTCTCTAACGTCAGCGCCGCCGGGGCGGTTGCCGTGCCGCGTGATCCACGCCGGAGTCGCCCGCTTAGATGTTCTGAGAGCCGACGCCGCAGCCAGCCAGCCAGCATTCAGCTTGCCGACCTTGGCGATCTCTTGGCGGATGTATCGCTTCAGGATCGGTGCCCTCGTAATCGCCATTCCGATTCCTTTCATTTTGCGCGTGCGTCCCGAGCGGGGATTGCGGGCGAATTGATGTATACGCCGGAGGTCTTCGGTTGATTCAGCGACTTCTCTAACCGTGTCCTTGTGGCCCTTGCCGGTGCGAAATTCAAAGCCACCCGCGACCATGGCCGCAAGCTGTTCGTGCGGCAGCTTGGAGGTCGGGAATAACTTCGTGATGTCGGCGGCGATAGATGCCTCCCCGCGCTTCTTTGCCGCGAGCGAAATTCCGCCAGCGTCGTTCATCGCGTCGCCACCTTTGCCGCCCGGTGGCGTCAGCGCGATAATGTGCCCGACCAGTATTCCGGTTTGCTGCTTTACGACGTCGCCGAGGTCTTTTCTGGCGACCTTCGCAAATTCTGTGATGGCGTCTTCCAATCCGCGTGTGTCGGCTTGCATTGTGATCATGCAGGCGGCTGCGCGTCAAACATGGAAAGGCCGGCATCGCGGCGGGACATGCCTCGGCAAACGGTCGGCAGGGTGATCGCTCCGGCGCTCTCCGGCCACGGTCGCGGCGGGAGCCACTTTTCGAGCGTCAGCGTCTGGTGGTGGCAGAGCCCGCCGACATGGCGAAACGCCTTTGTCAGTAGTCCGCTCTCGGGACACCGGCAAGGAGCCATCGAGCGGACAAGATCAGCGGCAGCCGCTACCTGCGCGCGTGGCGCGGCCCACAGCGTTCCGCAATACCTCCCCGCCATAGTGAAGCAGCGGGCCGATTCCGACTCGCCTGCAAGCCATTGTGACGCGGCGTCGGTCAAGCGGGTGTCGCAATCGAATTTTGCCACCACGTCGCCGCGTTCTGAGTTGGTCCAGATTGATTCGGCTATTCTGGCGGCGCATTCATTCCCGAACATGCCGCGCCCCTCTGTCCAGTAGTTCGACGCGATGGCGTCCGCCGGGAACTCATCCCACTCGCGAGGATCAAGCAGTATCGACGGCAGCCAGCCTTGCCGGGCGAGCGCCGCCGAACATGCCCGCGCAATTGCGATGTCATACGGGCGGGCGATGATGAATGCGCGGTGACTCATGTGCAGTGCGCGACGTTGCATTCCTCCACCACTGGCGCAAGCGGACGCGCCGCCACGGTGTCTCCGACTGCGGCAATACGCCCGGAAACGAACGACATTCGCAGCAGTTGGGCAGGCTCGTATCCTTCGCCGCTGGTTTCGGGGTCGCTGTCAGGATCGCAAGTGAGCACGCGCACGTCGCAAGTGAGTCCTGAAGTGTGGAAGATGTGGCCACCGGCCAGCACCATTTCGAGGTTTGGAATGTCGTCAGTAACGGTAAATTTGGCAAGCTCATAGTAATAAACCCCGTCCTGCACGCCGTTGATGTAGTTCGTTGATTCGGTTAGTGAAGCCATAACGACAAGATCAACAGGCTCTCCGATGGAAACTCCTATATTTCCGCTAGGCAGCTCATTGACCATGACGTAAATGGATTCTCCATCTGCAATCGGGAACTCATGCTCGTCTTCGCCATCGAGCCGAGACGGGCAAATCCATTGGCTCATTGCTCCGACTCCATCGCCCTTGGTGACGTCGCGCTCATTCACTAACCCGAAGCTGACCGTCACGGTGTATGCTGGCGTTTCGCCGCTGTCGTCGATGTGCAAAGTTGGCCAAAAGATGCGTTGCGGCGGCTGCAATAACTCGCGCAACTTGGCCGCAATCAAGATCCCGTTTCGGTCCTTCGATATCCGCACGCCTTGGCCTGCGGTGATCCTCTGCCCTCGCAGATACTCGCCAAGTGCCCGCCACTTTGGCGCGGTCATCTGGCCACGGAAGATATCTTCGATGCTCATCATGTGTCGTAAATGTCGGTATCCCATCCGCCGCGTGAACTCGCTCGCCACGTCCGTCGTATCTCATAAATGCTGCCGCGCTTCGTGTAAGTCATGCCGACGAAAAGCCAATCGGCCCCATCTGGCAAAGTTGGCGCTGGTCCGTTTGGCGTGTCGATTTTACCGATGTTGCCGAGGTCGGACGGCCTGGTTTTAGAGTAGGAAATTTCAGTCCATGTTGCCCCAGGCACAAGGTAGCTTTGGATGCCTGCCTTCTTGTTGCTGGTGCCTGGTGCCGCATCGGCAACCTTGAATTCATACCATACCGCATCGGCTTTCTTCGACGGTTTTCGCGTCTCCGGATCGAGGAAGATCGCGCCGTTGAGCGGTGCGGCCGGCGTGCCTGCGAACGTCTCAAAATCTGGGTGAGTCTGGATAGGTTCTTCGCCGGTCGAAACATCGAGTTCATAGGTTGGTTCTGGTAGGCTCAGCAGGAATCCCTCGTAAATGTAGGTGGTTCGGAAAAATCGCCCGTGCTTGGCCGCCGAGTAATTCACCTTTGAAACCGCCATGTTTGCAAATCGCGGGTGACGCGCGCCGATACCTCGCATGGCCTGCGGGAATAACTCGACTGGGATTTCTTCGACGCTGGTTAGAGTGTCCACGCCGAACCGATCCATCGTGCCGGTTTCTTCGGTTTGGAGGATTGCGCGGCTCTTGACGCCGGAAACGGATGCTGGCATACTATCGGCATGCGTTGTCAAGCCAATCAATCAGCGTGGGAAAACGGATCGCTGGTGCCAGTAGCGGAGCCGAAACGAGAACGAGAAGCGCCACGGCCCGAGCGCGGGGCGTTGGTCGTTGTTCGTCGCCTCGTCGGAATCATGCTCGCCGATAGCAACCCGGCGCTCGGAGTCGAGTGTGTGGCGCTGGTGACCGGCATCGGATACGAAGGCGCGAGCGAGGCGGATATTGCCCGCCGTCACGCCGTCACGCGGGCGGCAGTATCGAAGCGCTGCATCGAATTGTGCGAGGCGTTCGGTATTCCTCCGGTGCGGGCGATGCGCCCTAAGGCGAACCGCGAGAACTGCCGGGAAGCGCGGATGAAGTCACTCACTGGCCAATGATCTCGACGCTTGATTTTGACGTTGTGACCGATGGCATGGGAAACGCCATCGCACCGCTGCCGAAGTTCATCACTGCTACCCCCACCGGGTTGCTGCTCGCGAAAGATCTAACTTTCGAGGAGTGGAACGCCATCGGGTCCAGCTTCGGCACAGCCCTTCAAAGTGCGGCCTGGTGCATCGGTGATTGGATGGTTTACGGTGAGCGCAAGTGGGGCAAGCAGTTGCTTCTTGATAGCGCGGAGTTCGATCCAAAGGTGCCGAACCGCATCCCGTCTCACGCCTTCGATCTTGCGGTTGAGGCTACCGGATTGGATCGCCAAACGATTTCCAAGTACGCGGAAGTCGCTCGCAGAATCCCGATGGAAGAACGTCGCGAGCGGTTGTCTTTCGGTCATCACCGGGTGCTGGCACCGCTGCCAACACCTGAGCGGTTGGCGTGGATGAGCATGCTAACGGATTCCGAATCCGTTAAGCCACCCACCGTCAAGCGCCTCGCGCTATCGGTGCGCATCGCGGAAGACCGCCCTCGCATCGTCACTGATGAGGAAATCACCAGCCGAGGCGAGCATGTCGGGCACGATAACTACGTGCCACACCTCACCCGCCTATTGACCGTGCTGCGCAAGACGCTTCCTGGAATGACGGATGAACAGCGCGAGGCGTTGCGCGAGGATACGGAGCAACTGCGCGACATTCTGAATGCGCTCTAACGCTTAGCTGGTCGCAAGGTAAACTCGCCGATGAGCCCTCCGGGTTGAATCGCTCGCTTGTCCACCTTGTAGGCCACCGCCTGATATGTGGCAGCGCTGCCTAGCGCTGGGGTGGATGGAAGGTCAGCCAGCAGCGCCTTCACTTGGATTTCTCCGGTAGCTGCAAAGCCACCGTTGACCAGTTCCCTCGATAGTTCCGACTCGGCAACAATGGCCGTGATCGTGGTTGCCCCGAACGCAATCGAAACACCGAACGCATCCCGGAGTTCCCGGAATGCGTCGGCGATTGCGTTGGCGGTTTCGCTGGTCATTTCGATTTATTCGACCGTGCCTTGCGGGGGGACTCGGTGACCGGATCGCGGTTTTCGATTTCAGGTTGCCGGGTTTCGATTTCCGGCGTGACGATGGATGCCCGACCAAGCGCAACAAGCTCGACTGCGGTGCGGTCATTTACCTGAAAACTCGATCCAGTGGAGACATGCTCACCGCTGATCAGGCACGATGTGATTACTTTAATCGTTTTCATTTTCGCGTTATGGTTGGACCTGTTTCGCGAGCGCTGAAACCGATAGATAAAACGCCGGGCTATCAGTCCCTCCGATTGTGATGTAAGGACGAATGAGCGAAAACTTGTCGATATTTAGCTCGATTGCCTGAGTGCTTGCTACTGCGGCGACGCTCGCGAATCCACCGCCAGTGATGTCAGCGAACTGATAGAAGAACGCCTGGAACTCCATATTAGAGGTTGCTGTCGGCACCCACGCGGAGCCGTATAGATTAAGGTTTCCGCCGCTTGCCACCGTGATTGATCGCCATAGCACATTTACCGAAGCGGACGCTGAGACGTCTGACGTGGCAACAAGATGAAACGTGCCAGCCGCCAAATCAACCGGAGTGGTTAGGGAAAACGCTGTCTGTGCGTATGAAGTGGTAAGCGTGGCGACGTTAAGAGTTCCGAACGTGGCGAGCGCTGAGCCAGATGGATCGCCAGCGGTGTCAGCATAGACAGCAAGGGTGAAGGTGCCTGTTGGCGCTCCTGCTTTTTTGAGTGGAAGATATACTTTCGATATAGTCAGTCCGCCTGTCGGAACAACGAATTTCGCAGCAATCTTCAGATTTTCAGCAGCTCCTGATCGGTGCTTAATGTCAGCAACGGTATCGGACGAGGTTGACGCAACATCGAAAAACCGATTTAGAGGCGGCGACGATTGGAGTTTTACCGCAAGCGTCGGGCTGGTCCCAGCGTCTGATTTCGCAGTGAGAAAGAACTTGGCTTGGCCGGTGTAGAGTGGACCAACGTCTGTAATTGTTTGCCCGCCATTATTAGCGACAACAAGCTTTTGGTGAGCAAGCAAGGTGACTGAGGTTTGCGAAAACGCCGATGCGATAAGCGTTAGAAACAGGAGTAGAAATTTCATGATTTTGAAAGTAGTCGTTTGAAAAAATGGCAGCGGAGGGGAAACGATAAAACCTCCGCCGCCATAACCAACCTAGCAACAATTACGCGGTGAGGAGGTCCTTGATCGCAGCGAACGACGCTGCCCGACGAATGCCGAAATCGTAGAAGCAATCGGCGGTAATGCGGATGAGTCCTTCGGTGTCCTTGATGTAAGGATTCACGGTGAAATCAATCCCGCCCCATTGCGCCAAGATCGAATCAGCAAAGTTACCGAAGATCATAGCAGAGCAAACCGCGCCGCTGCTGCCTTTGGTAAGCGTGCTTGGAACGCTTTCGCTGACCTCGGCGCGGTAGCCCATGAAGCGGTCATCCTGGTCATCCTTCCAAAGGAATAGGCCCGAGCCGCTATCAATTGCGGTTTCCTGCGCCTTGCCGCGAACTGCGGAATTAGTCAGGAATCCGAGCGAGCCAGCGAGGGCGTTAGACGACGCCACAAGCGTCTTCAGCCGAATGGCATTGGCGCGAGTGAGCGCGAGCCCATCCGTGCCACCCGCAACACTGCCGATGCCGTTGGTTTGCAGGATGCCGGTTGGCTCGTCGCTGCCTCCGCCGTTGATTGCGGCGGTTTCCATCAGGATCGCCAGCATCGTGGAGAGGTCGCCACGAAGGATGCCTTCCCATGCGAGCGGGGATTGCGCAACGAGTTGCTTCGAGTATTCCACAAACCGACCCGCCCGCTTTGGCGAGAAGTTTACTAGCCCGGTCGTTGGGCTGGATTCGCCAAGCGCAGCATTTTCAGTTGCCTTCGCTGGTGCCGTGCCGGTGAGCATTTTCGGCAGCGCAAAGTTGCCTTGCAGGTTCGTTAGAAACTGAGTTCCGAGACTGCGCAACGAAAGCTTGTTGTAGAGCAGCTCAATAAATGCTCCGTGCGTGGTGGTGATGGTGTTGCCGCCAGCGTCGCCATTTGTGCCGCCTGTTGCAGTAAGATCGCGCCGACCGTGTTGCAGCGCCATCATTGGCACGGCAAATTGACCGGAGATTCCAAGTCCGAAGTTACGAGCCTCGGTCAAAGCCTCTTCGTGCATCTCACGCTCCACGCCGTCGAGTGCGCGGCCAGATGCGACGAGCTGAATGCCACGAGCGATTGAGAAGCGATTCATGTCGCGAGCCTCTTGGCGGCTTTGCGTGCCGGGAGCGAATGCCTGAGTGCGAGCACAGAGTGCATTCAGCACAGTTTCGCGGAACATCTCGGGCGTGTGGCCTGCGGTGATCGCGGCGTGCTCGTCAACGGTCAGTCCTTGCGCCCTCGCCTGATTGGCGATGGCGTTGATTGTGCCGATGCGGGTGCGCTCGGTGGCGATGCCGCGTTGCAGGTCGGCCTCGGTGACGGGCGGAGCTTCGCGGGTGATGGTAACGACGTTTCCGGGTTCGTGTGAGCGAGTAGCGGAAGGCGGGGCGGCAGGAGTCTGAGCGGGAAGCAGAGCGCGAAGCTCGTCATCCGTCATAGTGTCCTGAAACGTGATATTTGCGGCGCGTAGCGCGGCGATAAGTTGAGAACGATTCATATTTTGATTCTGAAAATAGTTAGACTGCGCGGGCGGTGACACTTCACCCCGACCGACTCCCACGGTGTCGTCAGCAGGGATTGCAACGATGGACAATTCGTAAGGCTCCCAATCCGTAACCCTAACGACTTCCACGCCGCCGGATTGCTTCTCGGTAACCTGCTTGTGAATCCGGTATCCGACCGAAACCAATCGGCGGATGCCATCCTTCACGTCCTGAAAAATTTCCTCGCCGCGCGCGCTCCGCGAAAACCTAACCACTGCGCGGCCTTTGCGGTCTTTGTCGATTGTGGCGGTTTCAACCACGCCAACCTGATCCTTGCGGTCATGGTCCATCAGCAAAGCCGCGCCGTTTTCTAACCGGTTCATCCTCACGTTGCCGGATTCATGGCCTAGCACTTCGGAGCCAAACCATCTTTCGACTGGCGTCTCGCTGGAAAACGACAAGGAAACGGTTCGTTCCTTTTCGTTGATTGCCGACCGGTCAATCTCGATAGAGCGGTAAAGCAACTCTTCGAGAGCGTCACGGGTGGTGATAAACGGGTTATTTGAGCGAGGTCGCATCGCCTTAATCTTCGGTGTCAATCACCGCTTGCGGCGGCGGCGCTTTCGGCGGGTCAACCAGTTCCGGCAGCGTCACGCCAAGCGAAGCGGCTAGGTCATTGTCGGCCTTGATCGAGCGCAACACGTCGTAGATGTCGCCGCCTGATTCAGCGACCACCTTGCGCAGTGATGTCTGGCCAGAGCGGATTGCAAGGATGGCGGATTCCATGTCTTTCTTCGGATCGACCCACGCCCACCGGCGGCCCTGGAATTCCGGCACGTTGAACTTCCACATCTTCTCAAACGGCAGGCCGAGCGACCCGTTGACCAGTTGCATTGTCAGCCAGTCCTCAAACACCGGTTCGCATAGGTGGTCGATTAAGTAGCGCTGGATCGCCTTCCATACTTCGCGCTCTTCGATTAGGCCAGCGCGAATGCTGGAATAGTTCACGCCTTCCAGATCGCTGGCCAAGGTGTTGTAGCTGATCCCGAGCGAGGTTGCGATGCCGCGCAGCGATGACTTCACGAAGTCACCATATCCGCTGTTCGGGTGGTTGCTGTCCCACGATTTGAAATCCACACCGGGCGGCAGTTCCTCGATGGTGCCAGGGCTGGCATCCATCGCCAGATTGCCGTCGCCATCGACCACCCCGTCCCATCCTTCCGGCGTCTGCTTCGTGAAGAATCCCATCTTGGCTGCGCTGGTGCGGGCGGCGACAAGCTCGGCCTCTGCGTATCCGTCGAGCATCTTCATCCGCTGCATGGATGCGCACAACCACGGCAGCCCGCGAGTTTGGCCGGGTCGATCAGAGATGAAAAGATGGATGATCTCAGCGGCGGGAATGCGGGCGCGTTTGGCCGGGCGTTGCTGGAAATCTGAATCGCCGGGGTGGTGGCCGAGCAGGTAGTATGCAACGGCGGCACCGAAGCTGTCGATCTCCACGCCGAAGCGTACCTCGTTTCCATTGCTGGCAATAAAATTCGCATCCACGTCGAGGAGGTCAGCTTCGATGATTTGCAGCTTGAACCCGGCGCGCTGCCAGATTTTGCGGAGGATAACTTCTCCGTCGCGGGCGATGGTGCGGACTATTAGGCGTTGCAGGTCACGCCAAGTGTAGCGACCGCACACCGTGCAATTGCCGATGCGGCCCCACTGGTACCAAGCGGTTTCGATCTTGTCGTTGGCCACCTCGTCAAACGTTTCTTTTCCGGGGTCTTTTACTCGCATTTGTAAGGAAATCCCCATCTCGCCAATCACGTTGTTTTCCAGCGTCCGAAGGAATCCACGCGCCCACTCGTTATTTCTTTCGAGGTCGCGGGCACGATGGCGCATGGTGCCAAGTCTTCCGCGCATGGCGGAGTCTGCCGACAGCGGCGCGGTGATCCAATCGGCGGTCAAGCGCGATGTGTTGGCGGCGCTGAAGTTGCGGGCAGCCTTCGGAGCGGATCGAAAGAAGAAATTGCGGAGTGATTTCAGCATGACGGAAAGCCGATTTTTATGGTTCTGCGAGGCGTGCCACCGGCGAGCGCGGATTCAAGGTTCTTGCGCCGTTGCCGGAGCCTGTCGCGGGCGTCTTCCAGCATCTTCGCATTCGCGAGCGAGTAGGTTTGATCGCCGAAGGAAACCGATTGATTGGTCTTGGCGTAGATCTTCAGCAGCGTTGCGCTGATAGCCGCAATCTCGGCCTCGACTTGTGTCAGTTCTTCCGCGTTGGTCACGCTTGCGGCGGAGTGTCAAACCCTCACCACTCATTCACCCATCCGCCTGCTTTTTTCGCTGGTTTCTTCGCTGGCTTTGCCGCTGCTTTCGGTTTCTCATCCGTCATCACGAACGATTCTGCCAACCGCTTCCAGTTCACATTCAGAAGTTGCAGCGCCCCGAGCGCATAAACCCGGCAGTCAAGCGCTTCGTTGCGCGCCTTCGAGGGATTTTCAAACTTGGAAAACGGCACGCCGTCTTTGTAGCGTGTCACCTTGGTTTCAGCCGTCAACTGGCGAAACCATGTCTCGTCTCGGTCGCTGGGAAAGTGCATGTAACCCGGCCCGAGGTCGGCAGTGGCGAGGCGCGAATAAATCAGATCCTTGGCCGTGTCGGTGCCAACGGCGAACAACGCGGCCCGCACGGTTCCTTGCCGGGTCGGGCGCGACAGCAGCGGGATCCCAGCGCCGCCGCGACCCTTCGCCGCGTAAATCTTCACCCGCTCGCGCTTCTTAGTGAATTGATAGACTGCCTTGGTCTTGTGGCCGCTGTCAAGGAACGCGCACGTCACCCGCATTTCCACGCCGCACGGGTGCCGCCATGTCCGCTTCAATTCCGCCTCGACGTCGGCCTGGATCGTCGGGTTGTTGAAGTCACCCATGATCACGGAATAGCCGAGGCTCCAGCTTTCCTCATCCGTGCCCCACGCAACGAATTCAATCTCTATCCGGTCCCCTTGGATGTCAGCCCCGGCAGTCACGATGAATCCGCCAGCGGGAAACTCACCCCAGTTCTCGCGCCGCTGCATCAGCGGTTCCCACGCGACCACCTCGCCCTCATCTTCCCACGTCTCGGCGAGGAAGGTGTTTACCCATGTCCGCAGCGTCTCCTTGCCTTTGCGCTTTGCCTCCAAGTGGTCGGCCACCATCTGGTGCATCCGCGACTTGTAACCCTGCTTGTGCCGGAACACGTTCGCCACCCCGCAGAGGTGGTATCCTCTATCTGTCCGCTCAGGAAACTCGGCGATCCACTTACCGCGCCTCACCATGCCAACCCGCTCGGCGTCATTCAGCGCGGCCTTGCACCCTTCGCACTCGTAGTACGCATCGCTTCCATTGCCGTCTTTGTCGTATCGGACTTGCGTCCATTTCATTGTTTGCAGGTGCCCACACTTCGGGCACGGACACCACCAGCGGCGCTGGTCGCTTGCATCGTAATCCTTTTCGATTCGCGATCTTCCCTTTACGGTAGGGGTTGAGTTTTTGAAAATCCGCGCGTCGGGGAACGTTTCAGTTCGACGGATAGCGAGCGCCGAAGGGTCGCCCTCAGTGCCAGCGCTTGCCGGGTATCGGTCAACTTCTTCTAGGATGACTACGCGACGCGGGCGGCTCGCAAGTCCGCTCGGCGCGTTGGCTCCTGCGATTGCAAGGTTGCCTCCCGGAAATGTCTTGTGTAGGATTGTGTTTCCGCTGTCTCGCGACTTGGCGTCACATACCAGCTTGGTTAGAGCTGGCGTGTCGCGGATCATCGGCGCAAGCCGCTCCTTTGAAAAGCTCTCGCCAAGCTCAATCGTTGGCTGCACCAGCAGGATCGGGCATGGCTCGATGTGAAAAAAGTAACCGAGGATATTGCTGCCGATCTCAGTCTTCCCAAGCTGAGACGCCCACATGAGGACGACGCTGGTAGCGGTCGGATCGTTGGCGCTGTCCATCGGCTCCTTGCAATACGGCGTGGCGGCCACGGTGTATTTGCCTGGGTTGGCGCATGACTCAGGCGACAGGTAGCGATATTCCTCAGCCCACTCGCTCACGGTCATTCGCGGCGGTGGCATGAACACCGACAGCATGTCTCCGGCTATAAAGTTCTCAATCATGGTTCGCGGGTCCAATCCATTTCCTTCAGCGCAAGCAATTCACGCAGACAAGAATCCTTTTCCTCGTCGGTCATCGGCATCGACAGGATACGATTGCGGACGGCGATTAGAACTTTCTGCCCGAGTTTTGTTACCTTGTGGATTTCCACCAGTTCGCCGCGGCTACGGGCGTTGGCCAGCGCCAACTTGTCGGCTTCCTCGGTCGTCTTGCGCAGCCGCTCAGCGTCAAGGTCAGCATTGCCGGTTGGGCCGTGCTGGTTGGTTTTCTTCGTTTGGAGGTACTCGATATACGCCCGAGCGCATCCCCAAAGGTCGTAGCGGTTGCGGCCAAGGCGATGCAAGATTCCTTGTTGGATCAACTGAGTCACCCGAGCCTCGGTCAGATTCAGCAGATCGCACAGCTCTTTCGAGGTGGCTTCGTGTGGTTTTGGTTTGGCGCTCATGGCGATAAATTCAAGGGGCTGTCAAAAATTTCTGTGACTAGGGTTTTGCTGGGGGACGGATGACCGCTCGGGCGATTTTTCCCAGAAGAACCTAACATTTTTGTGCATATTCACCGTATCGACAGGGTTAGTTCTGGCTGGCACGTCACGATCTTCGCGTGCTTCGACATGTTGTCAGCCGCCCGCATGGGGCGAAGGTTTGAGAAGTGCGCAAGCGCTATCAGTTCGCGCTACCGGATAAGAGCTTCCCTTCCCGGTGTCTCACGGCGGAGGCGGATCGCACGGGCTTTCCACCGTGGAACTTTCGGTTGAGGTCTTCGGCCTGCGAGCGGTGGCTGTTGAATTCCCCGTTGGCGTAGGCGTAATCCAGCTTGATTTTTTCGTCCTCGTCGGCGCTCCATGGAACGCGAACAAGCCGTCGCTCGGAACCGCTCGAAGGCGTTTCTTTGGCGACTGGTGGCCAGCATCTCCCGGTTTGATAGCATGCAATCAGGTTCGGGCAGTTGGGGCAGTATCCGGTGTTTTCCATTGGCTTTTTGAGTCGAGCGGTCCGAGGACTAAATCGTTCTGCCCAGGATCTTCACCGCCGGGATGTCCCTGGAAGTCTTCGTTTTCGTCGGCGACCGGAGTATCGCGGCGGACTAGTGGCGGCCCACCGAACATTGCGGCGAGGCATACGGCTTGGAGTAGTTTCGGATTCATGGCTTGTGATGCTCAAAACTTGGCCAGAATCGCCCAGATGGCAAGCGGTTTTTCGTGGTAACGGCGGTAACGGGCAGGTAACGGTCGGTTGTTACCTCCTAACCCATTGCAAATCAATCATTTCCGCCACTGAGAGAGAGAGTAACAGAAAAATGTACATAATAATAATATGGCGCAGGCGCGCGCGCCCACACCCGCGCCCACACCCGCGCCCCCAAGCGCCTCTACAGCGGAAGGTGCCGTTACCGACCGATTCAGGCGCAAAAACACTGTGATTGCAACGATTTACGGATAACAAAACCGGTTACGGTGGTAACAAAAAGCCCCGAAATGCGCGTTGCACTCCGGGGCGGTTTTGGTTCAAACGGTCGTTTTAAACTTTGTTTTGCTGCCGATTTTCCGAATTTCACACCGGAATCTCCACCGCCCGCTGCCTCACATGCGATCCAAAAGCCATCGTTTCGACCCGTTTTGCCCCCTTGACCCGCTCCAATTGGAGCTTCCACTTCGCCCCTGCCCAGGCGGTATCGGCGAAGATTTTCTCAAGCAATTGGTGCCGGTTGGCGACGAACAGCGCCCGACCTTCCAGCTTCATCCCGTGCCGGAGCAGCGTCTTTCGGAACTCGTCACGGCGGAAATTCTCAGCCTCAACCGGCGTGTATTCCGGCATCTCATGGATCTCTGCGATGATCTCGGACACCGACATAGTTGCGCCGTGTCCTTGGATTTCAAACCGGATTGGCGCGGCGAACAGGTGCGCAAGGCATTGGTTTTCGTCGTTGTCGACGTCCTCCGAGCGGAAGCCAGACCATTCCTGCTGTGCCATCCATGAGCGCGCGGCTTGCTTGGATATCTCCTTGCCGCTGGTCAGTGAGTAGGCACCGGCAAGTAGAGTTCCGATCTGGTCCGCGCTCCGCTTGTCGCCCGTAAACTCCACGGCCACCGACGAGAAGGTTTCGGTGTTGGTGTTGATGACCTTGGCGTTGCGCAAAGACCGGCTGCGGATGCGCTCACAGTAGCCCTCTAAGCCCACCGTGTCACGCCATAGCGACTTTATTCGGTCGAAGTCTTCCTGAGCGTAGGGACCGGTATTTTTACGCAATGGCAGGACCGTCACGCGGCTGGTGTCGGCTTTTTTTACCGCCGCGACTCCGATTGACGCGAAAAGGAACATGCTGCGGATCATGTAGGTGATGCTACCTCCGCTCGCCGTCCCCTTGACGATCCCAGCGCCGGTTTCGGTGCTGGCCTGCCTGGCAAGCTCTAGCACGCCATTAAACCGGATTTGCGATGCCCGGTCTTCGCTCTCAGCCTCGTCGAAAACGACCGGCAGCGCGTCACTGCCTAAATGCCCGCGGATCCCGGCCTCTGAGGTATTGCCTTGCACGTGTAGCGCCGTCCTTCCGACCATCGGATGAATGATGTTTGCCACGGTCCATGATTTGCCGCTGCCGCTCGGTCCAGTAACCCAAAGATGAGGCCTCCACCCGAGCGCCCCGCAGATTGGCGCGAGTGCGATCCACCCGGCGAGCAGTTTGCCGTAAAGCGGCTGCTCCCAGCTTAGGAGTTCGCACAATTCAATCAGCCTGGCGGCTTGCGCGTTCGTGGCAACCTCGGCGCTGTCCACGGGGATTTCAAGCGCGCCTTCGTAGATCGCGCGAACCGCTGACTGGAAGACAGGAATGTCAACCTCGCGCCCGTTGACCACAAGCTTGTCCCCGGCGTGAAAAACCACGTCGGCCCCGTCAATCCAACATCCGCGCCCACGGATTCGTCGAGGGTCGAATTTCGGCAATCCTTGGCTGCGCTGGATCAGCGCGTTGGTTGCCGCGTCCCAGTCCGCGCCTTGCTTCGTCGGGTATTCAGCTTCCCAGATTTGCAGCGGCGCAAGGCGCATGAGGTTGTTTTTTGAGTGCGCCGATGCGGACAGCCCGACGATCTGCTGCCCGCTGTCCGGCATGTAAAAAAACGAGTCGCCATCGACGCCCAAAAGTCGGAACGGCAAGTCCCCGATTCGGTCGTCTTTCCATTTGCGCTGTGGTTGCGCTGTGGCTGCCTCCACGGGGATGGCGGTATCCTCGGGACAATCATATCCCGGCGGCGGCTCCGGCGCGTCCTGTGTCGGCGTGGCGGGTGGTTTGAGCCATGCCAGCAACTTCTCCCGGTCCCACCCCTCCGCTACAGCGTCGGCCAAGTCCCATCCCTCGGCGACTCCGGCGGGGGGGTGGATTATTCGGACCTTATCGGCGATGCCCGCGAGCGCCCCGCAGATAGCCCGCGCCGCGTCATGACCGGGCGCGTCGGCATCTGGCCAAATAAGCACTTTCCGCCCGGCGAGCGGAGTCCAATCGACGTAGCGAACGGCTTTTGATCCACCCGGCCAAGTCACCACCACGCCGGGGCAGATAGTCCGAGCGGCATCGGCGGCTTTCTCGCCTTCGACCACGATCACCCCGGCGTCGGTATTGGCGGCGAGCAAATCAAGCCCGTAAAGCGGTCGGGGTTTCGGAAACGATTGAAACCGCCATTCGCGGCGGTCCCCGGCTTGGCAGTAGGTTTGTGGCAGAATTTCCTTGTGGCCGTCCGCAAGGTCGAAGCGGTGAATGAATCCAATCGTGCCGCAATCAGCCGTCCGGTAGGTCCAGCTTGCCGACGGCATCCCGTGCCGCTTGTGCCGAAACACCGGCGACGGCACCCCATCCGGCACCGGGACAATCGGCAGCCAGTCTTGCTTCGTTGCCGCTGGTTGCCACTCCGGCGGCGCAAGGTTGGTTTGAAGGCGGGCGTCAATCTCCCGTGCGGCGTCGGTCATCGAGCATGACCGGATAGCGGCGAGCAGGCTGATCGGGTCGCTGCCGCCGTCCCCGCTTGAGAAATCTTTCCAAACCCCTGATCGCAGATTGATAGACAATGAGCGCCCCGGTTCGCCCGCCGGTGATCCGACCTTCAATTCATTGCCTTCACGGTGTCCGTTAGGAAACCATTCGGCAAGGAGTGATGGCAGGGATTGCAGCGCGGCGGCGGCGATGGCTTGGAAGTCGATCATGGTTGCAATCTCCTCTCAACGTCTTTGATTAAAATATCTAAAAACTCAGCCGCTTTCTTATACCAAACTAAGTGCTTCAAATAAATCCTATTGCGTTCTTCATTTGGTTCATGGAAGTCATTTGGAGCCAGCGATGAATCACTCAATTGCAGCATGTGGTGAAATCCAGAGCAACAACAAGACATTGTGATCGCTATCTTTCTTCCAGTAGTTCCTTTACAAAGCAATCCTGTTAGAGCATATGCCCATTTGTTTATTTCATGTTGAGAGTGGATTCTATTGTGGCATTCTTCACAAAGAGTTTCCAGCGAGTGATTTTCATATTCCCACGGTTCTCTTCCGTTTATGTAAACCCTGTGATGAACAACTAATGTCTTATCTTTCGATTTGCAGTTCATGCACGCAAAATCGTCTCTTTTCATTATTTCAAGACGCTTGCGCTGCCATCTTGGGTCTCTCAGTTTTTCTGAATATGTCATGGTTGGGTATTGGTTATAGTAATTCGGTTTGTTCGTGCCGTGGCAAGGTTGGCGTCAGGAAATCCGCTTGCCGCGTCTCGCGCTCGATGCGCTCACAGGCTGCCGCGTAATAATCCGCGTCTAGCTCGCAAGCCGTGAGCGGATTCCCGGCGTAGTGGCAGGCGATGGCGATTGACCCGCTGCCCAAATGCGTGTCGAGGATCGTTTGCCCCGGCTTGGCGTAGTTGGCGAGAAGCCAGCGGTATAGGGCGACGGGTTTTTGGCAGACGTGAATCTTGTTCTTTCGCTCATTGCCATCAGCGAGCAAATCGTACTCAAAAATCCTCGAAACTGTTTGGATCGAAGTCCATGCAAATTCAGCTTCGCAAAAGTCCCGACCTTTCATTCCGGCTCCCTTGTCCCATGTTATAAGCCCGCGACATGGCTTGTCCCATAAAGCCGGGAAGTAGTTCCCGCCCCATACAATCTGATTTACTGATACCCTTTTTAATTCCTTGAAGTATTGCTGCGGCGGTGCTTGCTTGTCCCATTTCTTCGCGTCCATCCTGCCGTCGATGATTTTCAGGCGGGTGTTTTCGCCGACTCCTTTTTCAGCGGCATTGATGCCATAGGGTGGGTCGCAAATAGCAAGGATGAAATGCTTATCAGGAAACTCCCGCATGAGGTCCATGCAGTCCATGTGCCGGATGTCGAGTAATGAGGTTTTCATCCGTCCCTCCTTGCCTCATACATCCTCGCATGCCCAATCACCCGGTGATCCGTCCCGAGTATCGCCATTCCTTGATATACCGCATGCGTTGCGCCGTGTGGCAACCCATCGGCAGGGGTGACGTAAAGCACAATCCCGGTCTTGCCATCGTGTTTTTCCAAAGCGGATTTGTCGATGTCTGACATGTAAAGGCGAATGCAAGTCGAATTGCTCGCGGCGCCGCGCTCGTATGCTTCCCATGCCAGTTGGACTTCGTATTCGCAATAATGGCCCGGCCATGCCTTGTCCGGTCCGTGTCGGTTTATTGACCGCTCAAACGGCGGCGCGGTTATCCATTGCTCAAATGATTGGCGAGTTGTCATAATCTTTCGGTTAGTGATTTGACGCGTTCATCCATGTCTTTCTTGAGCATTCTCAGTTGCAATAAAACATCGCTGGCGTCTTCGTGGATTGCGCGAATTTGCCCCTCATGCACGATTGCCATATTCAGGCGGGCTTCGATGATTTGTTGTTCTTGGCGCAGTATTTCGAGCGCGTTTTGTTCTGGTGTGTTCATGGCGTGATGATTTCCTTTGCTTCGTTCACTGACCGCGCAACACCGGCTAGGCCGCCGTCAAATATCACTCGGCCAATAAAGTTCATTTGCTCCGGCGTGGCCTTGCCTTTCTCGCCCTTCGCCTCTACTGCAACGAACACGGCGACGCGATTTCCGATCATGTCAGGCGTGATCGTGACAGACTTCCATCCTATCAAATCGCTTGACCCGTTGCAAAGTCCCGCATGAAGAGGTCGCGGGTTATAAATCAGTATTTGTCCTGTGATTAGTCTGGTGATTCGTGATCCCGTCCACCCGGTGCCGACGTTGTTGCGGAATATTCTAACAGCCGGGTCTTGCGATAGCCCAAGGCGGATTGATTGGAGGATTGCGGTTTCGTTCATTCGCCTCCCTCCCATCGTCCAATGGTTTTCAGAAAAGCCTCTGCGCGTTGGGCGGCGGTTGTGTGACAAAGCTGATACACCTCACCAGCGAATGGAGTATACCAAAACCAAATCTTGTTTGCAACAACTTCACGAATGATAACTTCGTAATCAACAATTTGCCTTTCAGTCAACATCTTCTCCGCTTCGTGCATCGCGTTGAGGTCGTTGAGGTAGTCGGGGATTGAGTAACGAAAGACAAGATCGCCTTTTGGTGACTTCACCAACCTTCCCCTTGACATCCATCGACTAGCCTCCTGCGGGTCAAAATCCCACCCGCAAAACTCCGCAATCGCAATTCGTTGCTTTTGTTTGTTCATGGCCTGTGTGTTTCCGTTAGGGCTTCTCTGATTAGCTTAACGGTTCTCGGATTCTGCTTCATAAGTTCCATGCCGTAAGCGATTCCCATAAGAACCGTGTTTGCTTTGCACAGTCGTCGCTCTAGGTTGCGGGCGAAATCTTCCCATTTTGGGACATGCCGAGAATGGCCGTCCTTCATCATCTTTATTCTTATGTCCGTTTCCGGTGTTTGGTAGTCTTCTAGTTTCATTCTGTTCTTTTTCTTTGTTGTCTCGAATTCCATACAAATCTTGCCCACGCTGCCGGGTTTTTGTATCCACGCGAGAATCC